TAATAACTCTACTCCTTTAGTTCAAGCAAAACCACCACAAGTTTCAGACGCAGAGATAAAAATAACTGAGGCTCCGATACCTTTTAGAAAACTTATTTCATCTAAAAAATATCTGTCAGTATCAGACATGAATAAATCTGGATTACCACCAGAAATTGCGAAGATGATATCATAATGGAAACTAAATTTCTTATTCACAAATGCATGTTACGCCCGAATGAGGGAAGTTCTTTAAAAGAGGACTATGACATCGTTGGTGGAAACCCAATGATTGATTATTATGAGAGTCTTGATAGTCCAACCATAGCATTGACCGTAACTTTTATTGATATTGATCAAGTGATAAGTAGAGAGGGAATCACTGGTGGAGAGTATATAGATGTTACTGTTAAGATTGGTGGGTTTGATGATTTTAAACTTACCTCTGAAAAACATAAATTGATGTTAAACTCTGTTAGAAATGTTATAACAGAAACAAATAAACAAATTGCAACTTTAGAGTTTATTACAGTTGAATCAATTATAAATGAAACTGCAAGAGTCAATAAAAAGTATGCTGGTAATGTAACAGGAACAGTGAAACAATTATTAAAAACAGACACAAAAGGCATTCAAACTAGTAAAAATCTTGAAAGTGATGAAGCTGCTAATTCTTATGCTTTTGTAGGTAATTTAAAAAGACCTCTTGATACAATTCAATGGTTGTGTCCAAAAGCACAATCATCCACAAAAAACTTTGGTTTTTTGTTTTTTGAAACTTTAGATGGTTATAATTTTAAATCAATTGAAAAATTATTAGATCAAGATTCAGTGAGATACACTCATACAGATCGACCAATGGAAGGATCTTTTAAAATTATGCAAAATAATCTAAATCAAACAAATGATATCGGAATGAATTTAAGACTGGGAATGTATGCAAATCGAACTACATATGTTGACATTGAAAATCAAAATGTTGACATAGTTGATTTTGATATCACACAACTAGATTTAAAAAAACCTGTTAAATTATTAGATGGTATTGAAAAACATCCAACTCGTTTAATGCTTCGAGTAAATGATTATGGAGCCTCTCAAAAAGGATCAAAAAAAGAGGATACCGTGCCAGAAAGTGAGCTTGCCGTCTATCAAAATAAATCTTATATTAGAAACAATGTACTATTTTCACAATCCTTACAAATATCAATTCCAATCAATCCTGACTTAAGAGCTGGCAATGTTATAGACGTAAGATTACCTGTTAAAAAAGGTGATGGAAGTTCTGGTGAGAGTGAACAGGGAAATGAAAAAAGTAATGATCCAAGTGGAAGATATTTAATCTCAGAATTAAGACACTTACTCGGTGGTGGAAAATCAGAAACACAGCTCACATTAATTCGTGATGTATTTACCGCTTAAATAAAAGAAAAAGGAGTAATCAAATGAAATCTATCGAAGATCATATGGAATACGATAAGAAAATTATCGAAGATCCACAATCAAATCCAGCAGCACGCAGACATGCAAAAGAAGAGTTGCATGAATTAGAAGAGTATGCGGAACATCATAAAGAAGAAATTGCAGCTGGTGATCATCACGATCCAAACGCATTAGAATTGTTTTGTGATATGCATCCTGATGAACCAGAGTGTCTAGTGTATGACGATTAGTTAAATGTATCAACAATCAACCAATTTTATAGGAAAAGATCCAATGCAGTGGTGGATCGGTCAAGTCACCGATCCAGAGAAGGGGGAGTGGGGTGATTTGTTGGAGAGCACACAGGCTGATGATAAAGATAGTAAAGATATCTATTCTCATCGTTGTCGTGTTCGCATCATCGGATATCATGGATGTGAAGATGATTTAGCTGATAAAGATCTACCACTGGCACATGTTCTCATGCCGCCTAATGTATCGTCCACTGGTGCTATGGGAGAAACAATGCAGTATCAAGGTGGAGAAGTTGTAATTGGATTTTTCTTTGATGGTGAGGATGGACAACAACCAGTCGTATTTGGAACTTTATTCAAACAATCTTTCATTAAAGATGAAATAAAAACATCGGAATTTAATGATAAGAAACAAACTTGTTTTAAACCATATACGCCACCAAAAGTTAGACAACAAGCTGGGAAACATCAAATAAGTAAAAAAGAGAATGGTAATGGTAACGGTGGTAATGGTAACGGTAACGGTAATGGTAATGATGAAGTATCAATTGCGTTTACGCCTGGTGAAGTTGTTAAAACTATTTCACAAAATCAAAAGGAAGAAGCAACTAATATTACAATAGATAGTTTTAGTCCATGTGAAGATAATGAATTATCGAAGATAACTAATGCGATTAAGGATTTCACTCGAAAAATGGAGGCACTTCAAACTATTGGAGCAGGGCCAACTGTAGATCCAATATACGGTGGAATCATTGACGCTACAGCGGAAGTAAAAAGAACGTCAAATTTAATTCATAACTCCATGACTAAGTTAGTTCGTCGTGGTAGATCATGGTTGATTCAAGAGACACTTGATGAATTAAACTTGAGTTTGTCTGAAAAAGTTGATAAATTTAATCAAGTTCCGACTGGTCAAGCATCAAAGACATTATCTGATGTGATCTTCTGTAATATTGAAAAGATAATGAATGCACTTAATGATTATCTTGTTAAAAGTTTGGAAAATATGATTGGTCAGGTTTTAGATGTTCCTGTTTGTGGCGTTGAGAATTTTTTAGGTGATATGTTTGGACAATTTAATAATATTTTAGATTCAACTCTTGGAGATATGTTCAGTCAATTGAACAGTCTTACAGGTGGAAATATGCCACTTCCAAGTAAAACTATCTCAAAAGCAATTAGGTTTGCAAATATTTTAACAAACATTCTTGAATGTGATGTGATAAATTGTCCAGAACCAACTACATTCTCTTCAAAGAATGGAATTAGAAAATCAGTTGACGATATATTTGATAATATTCTTGGTAAGGCTGGATTGAACTCTATTCAAAATCTAGCTGCAACTCTTGATGGTGCGATTGCAGCAGAACCAAGTGCGCCAGACTGTAACACTAATGTTCTTAAATGTGGCCCACCAAACGTTAACTTCATAGGTGGCGGCGGTCAAGGTGCAACTGGATCATCAGTTATAAATGCTGCTGGCAATATTATTGGTGTCGCAATCAATGGGCCAGGATTTGGATTCACACAACCACCATTACTTTCATTTGTGGACGGATGTGATAATGGATCTGGAGCTGGTGGTTATCCGATAATTGGAACAGTCCTTGATCCAAACGGTAATCCTACCACTGGAATTACAAATGTTGTTATAACAAATCCAGGCTCAGGTTACTTACCAACTACAACAGAGACTGATATGGATGGAAATGTAACTCAAGTTATTCCTGATCCAAATGGTAATTATGATGGAGAACAAAATTATGTTACATCATTAGATGATGTAATTGTCGATAACACAGGTTTCGGTTATGATGATGATGACACAGTTACGGTTAGTGGTGGCGGAACTGGTGACGGAACTGGTGCTGGTGACGGAACTGGTGTTGGTGATGGAACTGGTGTTGGTGATGGAACTGGTGTTGGTGGAGGTGGTGGAGCTGAAGTTGAATTGGAAATTACAGATGGATTAATCACGGGCGCAAACGTTGTGAACGGTGGATTTGGATTTACTGATCTTCCAGATTTAACAATAAATAGTGACACTGGACTTGGTGCTAAACTGATACCAGTTCTTAAATTCACCAAGGTCGATGATGCATCTCAACTTGCTCAAATTAGTCAGGACGCCGTTGTGACTGTAATTAGTTGTATTGATAAGTAAAATGCCAAATCATAAACCCAAAGCACCAGACGATAAAAAAAATCTATACAGGAAAAATTTCTCTAGATTTTTCTTTCAAAGTGGACAAAGTAGTATTCATGGTGATACAAACTTTGAAGTTCAAACACAAGAAGCACAATCTTTTGCGTTTCACGCTAGCACAGGACAAGGTGCAACAGGTGGTGGGCCTGGAACTGGTAAAGCAGTTTTATATACGCCAGGAATGTCAATGGAGATTCTTGGTGAGGGACTAAAAGTTAGAGATGCTGGTGATGCAACACAACTTCCAGCAAAGATCATTAAATGTAAAAAAGGTGACATGATCTTTGAGTGTGAAGACGGAAACATCTTACTAAGAGCAAGAAATGTTTTTGTTGATGCAAATGGAGGTGGTCAAGATGGTCAATTTACTGTAAAAGCAGAAAGAATCGCAGACATTGGAGCTCCTGATATTCGTATTCAAGGGGAGAAAGTCACAGTCAAGGCTTCTAAGGATATGAGTATAATAGCCAAGGGACAGATGGAACTTAGATATGGATTCATGGTCGCTGCATCTTTTGCTGACGATAAATTTGGTGCATTGACAGCAAATCTAAGAAAAACACAATTAACAACTGAGAGGGAGATTTAATTATGAACATTTCTAGAACTCAAACAGATAAATTATTAGTTGGATCAAATGATGTTTCATATGAAGCACCAGATAAATCACCAACTGGAACTGCTGTATTAAATGGGCCTGTCTATGTTGGAAAACCATCAGCTGCTCCATCATATGAGGGTGCTTTGAATGTTGCATCAAATGCTGCTCCACAAAACTCACTCGATCAACAACCAGCATATAATTCAACTCTCGCAATTAAGGCTGATGGTAATCTGACTGTTGCTGGTGATGGTAAGACTGCGAATGCTTTACTTATATCTGGTGGTTCATCTGTTGATACCATTCATGTCATAGGTGACATGTTTGTGAGTGGAAGTGTTGATTGTTCAGAAAAGGGTAAATTAGCTTCTAGATTCGCTACTGCTGACGCAAATCCAAAACCATTTGATTTAGTTCATCCCACAAAAGGTAAGGGTCATCGTCTTCGTTATGCCTGTATTGAAGGCCCAGAGGTAGGAGTTTACTATCGTGGTAGATTAAAAGAATCAAATGTAATTGAATTGCCATACTATTGGAAAGATTTAGTTCATGAAGATAGTATCACTGTTCAGTTGCAACCAATTGGATCAAATCAAAATCTTGTGATTCAAGAGTTTAATAATGAATTCATTGTGATTGCAGAGGACTCAACTAACACTGATTTGATTACTGATTTATCAACTATTGATTGTTTCTATCATGTGTATGGTGAAAGAATAGATGTTAATCCTTTGATAGTTGAATATGAAGGTAATAGTTGGGAAGATTATCCAGATCCAAACTTTAATCCAAATAAAGTTGATAGAGATAAGAGAAATATAAAAGATCCTCGATTCTCTGGCCCACCAAATACATTTACAAGATGACAAAATTGATTTATATTCAAGATGATTTTTTAGATCCTAAACTATGCCAACCATTTTTAGAATTATATGATAAAAAGGATAGTTTTCTTGAAAGTGTAACTCATTCTAATCC